CATATTCTTTGTACTCTTTGATAATCTGCATTGCAACCTCTGTCGACTTAGATGCAAATAACTTATCTTTGTTGACTTCTAAATATAAATCATACTCATCATCATTTAGCTGATTTTTACGCTTTAATACTAGTAACGGCAACATTAACGTTTCTGTTAAGTCATCTTTGAAGTTGTAACCCGTGTATTTACACTCAACAACGCCCTCGTCAATGCTCAGGTTATCTGTTACAATAACCGTTTCCATTAACACTTTCTTATACTTTTTGTTAAAAAGATTTGTGTTGATAATTACCATTTCTTCACCTTTTTGAATTCTATCCGTAGTCATATGTAACTACCTCCATTAATTTGTATTTGTTTTCTTAACCTGTAATCATTGTATCATGAAACCTTTGAAACTGTCAACATTTATTTTACAAATCACTATCTTTTATCTTTCTAACATAGCAAACCCATGGGAACCCTTTTTCTTTCATTTCTGCGATTGCGTCGAACGTGTCAACGATTGCCGCGATAACATCTATCATCGGGCGGTTATTTCCTACAGCCGTTACTGACTCCGTTATACGCTCGTTGTGTACAGCAGAGATAACAATGTCTTTAGTTAATGAATGAGCTTGTATATACAGTTCGTTCCCTACTTCATTTACTAAATGAAAATAGTTAGGTTTAACCCCTTTCAACTTCATGAACATAGAACCTTCAAACTCTCTCGCAACATCCTGTACAGTTATTAAGTTTTTCATATGTAACTACCACCTTATAAGTTTTTGTATTTCTTAACTGACTTCATTGTATCATGTATGTAAGGGGGTTGCAACCCCCTATTTTATTAAAATGAATAATGTACTATTAAGTTAGATAAAACATGAAGTAGACCAAACCCGACACCAGTGTACACCGCTATTTTTAAACTGCCTCGCATGCTCATTTGTTTCGCTCCTCCTGTGCTTCCTCTATTAAACATTGCACTTTCGTTGTAACCTTGTTACTCGCCATCGAGAAACCTTTTAACTCTAGTTCTTCACGTAGACTATTAGACCACGCGAACCAAACCATGTACGCCGCCCTTGCCTCATCCTCAGCCCTATTAGAGTATTTGAATCTGTCAATATACTCCCCGTTCTCCAGACCTGCTAAAAGGTACACGTTAAGGTCATACATTAATATTGCGCCTTCCTTTTGTTCCCCAACATCCAAACCGAATACCGCCTGTGAATCATTACTGATAACTACAAATTGAAAGTCGTTAACATTAAACATTAGTATCTTACCTCCTCAAAAAGTTCGTTCCATAATTCACTTACTAACGCCATTCTAATTCCGCGACAATCCGCAATTAACGCTATGCACTGTTTTTTACTCATAGCCCCGCTTATAACGTCCTCATGTGCTTCTTTAATGTCTTCCATAACCTGTGCAATGTTGTTTTGTCTTAGTTTAACTTGCATTACTTCCCACCCCCTATAACACGCTCTGTTGTTGGTACGCTTACTAGTTTCTTATCTAACAAGCTTATGATATCCTCTAACTGCCATAACCCTAATATGACAGTGTGACCGTACGAACGGAACATGACATCCAAGTCGTTGATATTCATTTCAATAGTTAACTTTGTATTGTCGCTTTCTGGACATATAACAACTTCTTTTTCGCTCATTTCCTTATCACCTGCATTCATACTTTCAAAGAATAATACTAATGTTTCTTTAAATAATTCAGCCTCTGCACCACTAAGTACATTAGAAACGGTTTGCGTTTCTTCTCCGTAGTCAACTGCCAAACTGACCATAACCTCATTTTTAGAATCCTTATGGACTCGGATATAATCCCCTGTACCGTACTTACATTCGAACATTACCATTTCACTAACCACTTGTAACTTGTCTACGTTTTTCATATTTAACTACCACCTTATAAGTATTTGTTTTCTTTAGCCTGTAATCATTGTATCATATGTATTTTCTAGATGTCAACACTTTTTATATTACCTTATAACTCTCACTGACACCCTCATCAGTGACAAACGTTTCAACCACTAGATTACAGACGCACTCCGGACATATCACGGGTTCCCCATGGTACGCAACCGCGTAACATTCACCGTTTGCACAGTGATATACAAATCTATCATCAATCACAGCCCCATGCGCTTTATAGTTTGTGAACGAGACCACTTGACACATGTTACAAAGCCCCCTCTATTACTGTGACTTTGTCGTTTTTCAAGTCTACTACATGCATTGTTCCCTCATAGTCATTGATAACCCAGATTGTACGAGAACCCACACAAGTTGTAACTGTACCCGTGAATTTATACCCCATTTGAGTTTTAACACTAACCTTAGAACCTTCTTTAATTGTCATATGAATCTACCACCTTATAAGTATTTGTTTTCTTAACCTGTAATCATTGTATCATATGTATAATAGGAAGACAAGCCCCTATTTAAAATATTAAGCTTGTCCACCTTTATTATTTTAGAACTGTATTTCTTCGTTCTCTGTGCTCCACACTACATTAACACCAGCGTTTCTAAGTGCTGCACACAAGTCTACCGCCTTTTTACACTCTGTTGTCGAAGGGTTGAAGTTGTCCATTCCCGCATAATCAAGTATAGCTGAGATTCTTTCATATGGTTCCGCGTCCATGCTAATTCCTGCATACTCGTTAATATCATACCAGTTAATCCAACCATCGTTTAAATCAATATACATACTATCTAAATAGAATGATTCAAATTCGTTACCGG